GATTTATTAGCAGGAAAGACTTTTAATTTCTGTTGCCCAATGCAGGTATGTAGAGCTGATGAAGGGGTAGAAGTTACACTCATTGCGCCAATGATCTTCATTGACTCTAATAAAATGTTTTGTATTACCTTGCGTTTTCCTCATTCTGATTTTGAAAAAGTAACAAAATCGGCACAGAATGGATGTTTATCGGTTAAATTTGGCGAACTTTGCAAGAAATACAAAAACGAGTATGAATGTTACAGGCCGATAAATGCGGACTTAGCGGCCTAGTATCTAACTAAGCGCGTAAGGCGTAACGCCCACGCGAATATCATTTAATAAATTTACGCGATAATACCCAAAAGTGCAATAAATGCTTGGGGTGTTATCGCACTTGACGCAGGAGTTAGGCGGTTGTGGCAAAAAGAGAGTCTAAAGATATTAAATGTGAAAATTGCGGTAAAATTTTTAATGCTTTTCAAGACCACGGCATTTGGCCAAGATTTTGCACAAGAGTGTGTTTTTGCAATCAATCAACCAAAAGAACAAAAGAAAAGTCATGCCAAAAATGCGGGATAACTTTTTTAGCAAGAAGAAGCAGAGCAAAAGAAGTCAAAACAAGTGATGAGTATGTTGATTTTTGTTCAACAAGCTGTGCAAAAACTGGGAAAATTTACACCTGCATAAATTGCAATTCTGAGTTTTACTTAAATAATGCGAACGCAAAACTAAGAGAACCGCAATCGTGCTGTTCTTGGAAGTGCCGAAACGAATACTACAAGGATGATAAAAATAAAAACTTTCGACTAGGCATAAGCGTATTGACAGAAACGATAGAGGCATCTTTGTTGCATAGAAGAAAAGGCTATGTTGGCAATTATTATGGGGTGCATAGAATACAGGCTGAAAAAGCTATTGGCAGACCATTAAGAAGTGATGAGCCTGTAATTAGAATCGATATGGATAAAAAAAATAACAATCCTAAAAATCTTTTTATATGCTCAAGCATTGGAGAGTGTACCAACATAATTCAAGGAAGATTGCCGTGGCCAACTGAAAGTAACTTGGCATACTATAAGTAACGCCTAACACAGAATATGCGTCACTAATGATATATATCTGAATACATATCAAAAGTGACGCATAATCATGTAAGACAATCAGCACACGCTGACAACATCAAACAATGACCTAAAGCACCTCTTTTACAGTCTTCCATTCATCGTAATATCCGCCTTGTGCGTATGTTGCAAAAGACTTACCAAACGCTAACGTGTTTTGTAGTGTCGCGTTAGCCCACGCTGGATAAGCAACTGTTAAAATTAACGCATCATCAATGTACAATTTAATATCTGTACCATCGCCCGTAATTTTAATTTTATTAAAAACAGACGTTGATAATAACGCGCCACTAAATGCAACATCAGACGCATACGCCGTTAGTCCTGCATTACCTACTCTTAATTTGCCGTAGTATAAACCGACGTACTCGTAAGATAGGCCGCTATAAATTCCGACTAAGCCCGCGTTTGCGTGTGTAGCTGCATCAATTTTTACATAACCCTCAATAGTCCACGTTTTTGTTGTTGCCAAGCCAAGCCCATTTGTCGTGATTGTCGCTTTTAATCCATAGCTCGTTGCTGGCCACCCCTGTAATAACAACGATGACCCACCGCTCACACTCGCTGCTGTCGATATAACAGGGCTGCCAATTGTTGCGATAGTACGATTATAGATACTGCTATCTACAAACGTAGTAGAGCCATTTGTTCCGTCAAAATGAAGTAAAGCAGCAGTTAAATAAGGGTCTTCTACATTTTGCCCAACACCCAATGGTATGCCTGCCACTCTCATAAAATCACCTTTTATGCAAAAACTGCCTTTGCAGTCGCCGAAATCCGTTGGCAAACCCCAATGCTCAGGTTTGCCGTACTGTTCTAAATCCGTTTTGTAAGTGACTGACGCATTAACATCGCTATTAATGCGTTCAGCTAGTTCATAACTACAAGGGGACTTCATTATACTGTACCAATGCTCTGAACCCTGCGTTTGGGGTGACACATTGAATAGCAAATCCCTCGCCAGCACCAAGCACAATTGGAGCAGCACCGAACATCGCTGCCGTCAGTGATGTGGTTGTAGCGGTAATCTCGTTATAATCCGGACTGGTAAATAAAGTGTCAAGGTTCTCGTACTTTACAATAGCGGCACTAGCGACATCGCCAACCGAACAATTTATTGGCTGAGGAGAGGCCAATGTAGATAATTCAGTATTGTGTGTGAAAGCGCGATAAGTGTTCGTACCTGAAACAGTATTAGCAACACTCAGAGTTACCAAAATAATGCGCTTAGGTGTATTAGTTGGATTAAAAACTTGAAGTGTTGCGTATTTTTCAGATTCGGCTGGGACAATAGCTCGAAATAAATGGAACATCGAATCAAGAACAGCAGCAGATGTTGTCCCGTACATTGAAACGATTGGCAAAGGATTGCTAGAGCTTGCTGTTACTAATGTACCGTCTGATTGTAACCATGCTGACATAATAAATACCCCTAAAAATTAACCAACTACGTCATAAACACCACTACCAAGTGGTATAACCGTTTTAGTTTGATGTTGTGCTGTAAAAGCTAATGTGCCGTTTAGTGTTACACCTGTATCGGCGACTAGTGTTGTAGTGCCTGCACCACGCTGCGAAATGCTGACTGGTTTTGTTAATGCTGTTGTGATTGTCACTGTATTAGCTGAGGCATTATCCATACGCACATAGCTCTTACCATCGTTGTCGGCTGTTAATAGCGTGTATGACGTGCCTGTTTGCGTGTTGATTGTTGGCGTTAAATTAGCAAGTAATCCACTTGTAAGGCTTGATGTTGTTGCGTATGTACTAGCTGCTGTTGCTGCTGTTAAATACCCATTAACTATGTACGTTTTAATGGCACTTAGCAAAGCTTTTACATTGCTACCACTTTGCACAAGTCCAAATAACTCTGTGCCGTCTAGCGTACCATTGCTTGTTAATTCGCTTATTTTTGAGTCTGCCATTATCATAACCCTACTGTTTATTGCTAAATAATAGCACCATAAATTGTGCCTGTCGCTGTCCATGTGATGTATGAGTTGCCATGTACTGCATCGCCTAATGTGCCTGCTGCCCCTGCTGTTGTGTTGCCTGTTTGCGCTGCGTCAGAACCATTGTCGCCACTTGAACCATTCTGACCAATATCACCACCATTGCCGCCATCACCGCCCCTAAATCCCGCGCCTCTTGTGCCGCCTAAACCGCCATCGCCGTAAATCAAATTATCAGCATCTTGGCCAAGTTGCCCGTCATAGTTGCCATTAGTCATACCAACATAAGATGTTGATACGCCGCCAGTACCACCCGCGCCATAAGGGAATCCACCACCACCACCGCCGCCTGACTCGATAAATGTTGATGCTAAACCTAGTCTATAAACAGCACCTCCGCCTGAGCCACCACCCGCGCCGCCTGAAATTGTGCCGCTATTAGTTACATCAATCGCATAATCAGCAAATATACAGTTTCCACCATCTAAGCCATCTGAGCCGTTATAGTAATAAGATGTACCTGCGTTATATTCAATATAACCACCATTACCACCATCACCCCCACGCCCTGCAACAACAGCCCCAGACTCAATAATAAGTCTGACAAACACACCGCTAGGCCATGTATTAGGATTGGTTAGTGCGTAGTTTGATGTATTAGATGCTGATATTAACACGCCTGACGTGATAATAAACTCGACAATTGAGCCGCTAACTAAAGTCGATGGGTCATAGCGTGAGTCATGCGCGGCCTTTAAGTTTAAATCAAGCAATTCACTCGACACACTACCATCAATATAAATTTGTCTATTGCTAAATGTTTGAGTGCTAAACGCAAATTGACGCGCAACAAATGCCCATGTTGTGCCTGTTTGCTTTTCGACTCGTTTGGTAATTTGTAGAAGTAATTCTAAGGGTGAGCCTGTAAAATCCTGTTTTTGCTTTGACTCGATGGTCACAAAGTCGCACAGTTTTAAATTAGAGTCTTTAGCATCAAGCATAAAATCAGCTTCAACAGGTGCAAGTGCAAAACGCTCTAAATATCGTTGACCGAGTTCTATCGCAGCTGCCCTGTCTGTTATCCATCTGCTCAAAATCTTTTTAATTCGTATGTCGCGGTTCTGTACATCAGATTGGTTTACTACATTTGAAGCAACATACAACACGCTATAGTTAGCATCGTCTGACAAGTTTTTTGACGGGTCAAGTACACCATAATACACCCATACTTCATTGACTCGGTCATCAACAATATCTTTTAACTTTAGGCTATCAGCTAATAGATTGTATTCGCTAGTCAATGCGGTTATTTGTTCGCTACCGCTATTAGGCCGAATCGCTCTAAATACAATCTTCTCTAGCACTTCGTCCCAATACAAGAAAAAGCCGACCTGTTCCGACAATTCAGTGATTAACTTAGATACGCCTGTGGGCGTGGTGATAAGGGCGTTATATAGACGTGGTAAATAACCTACCTGCTCCGCGTCCCATGCTGACTTATCAATATACGATGTAGGCACGCTAGCAAAATTAGTCAGTAAATCATAAACGATGTTTTGCGATGTTTGGCCTAAAAATTCTTTGCATAATTGCACGGTATCAAGTTGTTTGTGCGTGGCTGCCAATGTGTTACGCTGACCCCTAACCACTGTGAAAACATCGCCTGAGCGCGTGTAGCTCATGACCTCGCTACCTACGCGCACATACCCGCTCGCATCATAATCAGCACCTACGCCCGATGGGGTAACTGTAAATGATGTCGCTATGGCAGTCATGTCTAAATTTAAACGGCCTTGACTCGGTATGGGACACACTGCCCTTTCATCACTGGCCAATTTTAAAACATCTTTGCCCATAATGCGTGTCACACCTAACGAATCTAAGCCGTCCCACGCCTCAATAACAAACGTCCTACGCTCGAATTTATTAGCACTAAATGAGCCGTCTGTATTTAAAAACCCTGTATAAACTCGCATGATACGCGCATTGTAAAACGGATTACGCGCCTTTAGTTTGCCGAAGTATGTGCCTTGATTGATAGGGATATAAGTACGGTCATTGACATAAGGGTCAATGCGAATATCATCGTGGGGGAAGTCTTGCAATCGTATATCACATGAAGCCCGTAACCCCATGCCGTTCTTAGCATCAATCTGCGCTGGTGATAGACTGATTGATTTTAGGCATGGTATAGCGTCTAGGCCAACAGGAACACGCGCCCCATTAGGACTACAAAAGCGATATATCTTGGTTGTCTTGTTAAAATTAGCAGTGTCATTACACGATGCAAACGTATTAAAACATTTAGCATTGCCTGTATCAATTGCTGTACAAGGTGCTACACCTGCCACATTAGCGCAAAAATCCAACTCTAGCTCAACATAATTAAACGGCTGTCTGCCAAATGACGATAAATTCTCAATGTACGGATTGACGTAAACAAGTGAACCATCGGGATTATATTGAACTAATAAATCAGAGAGCATAAGTTACTCATAAATCACAGTAATATCAGCACTTGTACCTGTCGCATTAACAACAGTTAAGCCTGTACTAAATGCCACGTTATACTCAAAATGACCTGACACGCCGTTTTCCGTGTCAATAGCCGCGATAACTGTACCACTACCGCTAGTGTTATCATAAATCGTAAATGTATTAGATACACCGCCTTTTGTATTGATTACAACACGCCGTAAAATACCCGCACCGCTTTTGATAGTTGTTGTGCCTGTGCTGTTTAAATGAGCATAGCTAGACGCTGATTTTTTAGTAACAATATCAGAATGATTAGAAGCTAAAACAACAGGCACACTTGCCGACATAGTTGTTTGGCCAAGTGCTGAAAATTTTGCAGATAATGCGCTTAGTGTTGACTCGGTAGCAGCACCTGTGGGCAATGGCAAAGACACGGCGCTAACAGGCTGAGTGGCTTGCCAAAACGTACCGCTAACTGGTACTGGGTTGCCCGCATCATTACTAATTTCAATTGAGCTATTCTTTATTGTAACAGGGACATAGCCGCCGTCTAAAGATGGTAGTTTTGTATCAATACTTGTTAGACTTGCATTACCACTTGTCTGTAATGCGGCTGTACTTGCACCCGTGGGCAATGGTAAAGACACAACATTACGCACATCAACATAAGCACCGTTAGAACCTACGCGCTGATAGTTTGTGGGTGTCTCAGGGTCTGCTAAATTAACCACTTGGCGATAGACTGTGCCGTAACTTGTTGTTACGACATTATTATCTAGCTCTTTACTTTGTGCGGGTACTGATACGCCACTTGGTACAATAGCCATTATTTAATAACCCCCTCAAAAGTGATTCCACAGCTACCATGACCCCCGCCTATTCTGTCATCGAATTTAACAGGTGCGAATGATGTTTGATAGCATAACTGATTGTTGTATAGCGGCGTATTGCCGAATGAATAAAAAAACGGATAAACCTCAGCGTGTTTCTTAAATGGCAACCATGTCGCATATAACCACGCATGACTAATGTTATCTAAATTGATACTTGTTGGCTTAACGCCTGTGCGAACAATTGAGCGGCCTAAATAAATACCAGACTCGCTTTTGTTGTTGGTTACGACAATATCTTCATTAAGTTTAGGTGGTGCAATGCCTTTGTAAAAACCTAGCTCAAACTCCATACGCTGACCAATTGCCAATACTGCAATTCTAACAACTTCGGAGGCCGTAAACTCTAAACGATAATAGCGATACGATACGCTGTCTAATTTTAAACAGACGTTGTAATTATCATCTACTATTTGGCTCGGTATAGATGTGCTAGTGTTGTATCTATAGCTACCATCATACACGCCTGCGCTTGTATTGTTGATTGTTGCAAGGGTTACGCTCACCGAAAAATCGGATAATGCACTCGCTTTTAAAACGATATTGTCAGTGTTTGACGTGAATAACTCATGTGCGCCAATGGCAAAGTAATCAACGCTCACCGCGCTGCCACAATCAATGGTGATACTATTTGAACCTGCATTAAACGAGACAAACTCAAACGGCTGCCAGTTTTTTAACGAGTTGACACTATAGCCGCTAGTCACACCAACAGCAGACAATGTCGCACTTGTTACGCGGTTTTGATAACCAATAAATGCAGCATCAAAGCTCATTTTTTACGCCATATTAAAGATGTGAATTTAGAAACAAACCAATAAAGCACTAAAACTTGAACGACAACATAATACCAATATGCCATGTTTTCCATATCACACCACCCTTAAAACAGCACCGTCTTTTACTTCTTCGCCGATTCTCTGCATTAACTTTAGCACCGAATCACGGCTATACATAGTATTTTCTTCGCCAAAAACACTCACATTAACGAAACGCTGCATGATAGGCTGTTGCTGTTGTGGTTCGGCACTTGCTGCCCCCGATGCGCCTACACCTGCACCGCCACCGCCTGCACTACCACCACCTGCAAACGTAGCGGATTGAATAGCGCGTAACTGTGATAATTGACTTGCTAATGCTGCCGCTCCATAAGCTGCGCCCAATACTGGCCCACCTGTTGCCGTCCCTGCTTTGTATGCGTCCATCACTGTCGATGGTATGGCTATCGCTGCCTCCGCAAGCCTAGCAGCTTTTGTCAATTCAAACATCTTGCGCGAGTGTTGGCTCATGCCGCCAAAGTCTGCCGCAAAGAACGACAACGCGCCTTGCAGGTTACCTTTTTGAAAGGCTTTGTTAAGCTCTTGTATTTTGTTACCAGTGCCAAGTACCAAGTCTAAACGCTTGGCATTGTGCGCTGCCTCTGCTGCCAATTCTGCTGCTTTTAACTCGTCTTTGAATATAACTTCGCCCTCTTGTAGTTCGGCTAGCTTATCCATCTTTTGTTGGTGCTGTTCGTCTAATAACTCAAGCTCGGTTAAGCCTGCGCGTCTGCTTTCTTCAATGACTTGCTGTATTGAATTAATACGATTGGTGCGGTATTCATCTTCGGCGGTTTGCTTTTCTAATAACGCGGCCTGTTCTTTTTCACTAGCATCTAAAACCTGTTGGATAATATCATTATTAAACGCTTCGTTAGCCGCTAAAACACCTGCTTTATACTCGCTATCACTTAACGCTTTTTGGTCGTTAAATTGTTTTAGTTGGCTTAGCAGTGCTTGAAAATGTACGCCCTGTAATTGTAGTTCACTCATGTTAGATTCAAGAGTCTGTTTTAATAACTCTTGCGCGGCCTTGCGTAATTCGTCTGTTTTTTTAGCGGCTTCACCATCATCACCCGCGCCTTTTGGTGCTGTGGGGTCGCCTGTTTTGTTTTTGTTTTTGACTTGGCTTGCTTCTTCAATCGCCGAATCTCTAAACGCTTCGCCTGCTTTGCCTCCGATACCACTTGCAAAATCAGATACGCCCTCAGTGGCCAAACCCTCAAGCACTGCTTTTGTATCTCTTACTGTTTTAACTACCGCATCTATATTTTCAGTCTTATTATATTTTACTAACTCTAACGGCTCGAACTTTTCACCCATTAAACTTTTATATGCGTTATGTGTTTTTATTAAAAGGTTAGTAAAAAAAGCAACATTCGTATTGTAAATATCCATTACCGCGGCGACAGGCACTGCAACACCCATCACAATGATATTACCCAATGTGCCGATAGACGCGGCTGTAATTTTTACAATGCCATTGATGGCGGTAAAGATGTTAATTAACTGTGCGCCAAGCTCAATAGATAAAAACGTGAGTACGCTTATATTGTTTTCTAAGTCGCCTGAGTCCACATTAAACATGGCGTTTAGATTGCGTGTGGCAACCGTAAAGGCTGGGCTTAAATCACTGCTTACAATCTCAGTCGTAGTGCGTAAATTAGCAATAAGTTTGTCAAATTCTTTGTCTGCTTCAATCGCGCGGCTTACATCTAAATCATCAATTTTTGGCAATAAATTATCGAACTCATTGGCCAATGCTTTTACATTAACCTCAGTGAGTTTTAACGCGGGCAACCAGTTATCACCAAAAAGAGTAGCACCGATTTGAGCCTTATCGGCTTGGCTGCTCACTTGGCCAAGTGCGTTAGCAACGGTGATTAGCTGTTCATCTACGCCCAATTTTGTCAACTCTGACATTGACAAGCCTAGACGCGCAAAGGACTCTTCAAAGTCTTTGTTACCATTAGCCGCTTCGCCTATTTGCTCGTTAAGCGTTTTGGCCAAGTCAATCATCATGTCAGTCTCAAGGTTTGCACCCTCTGATACCGACCGCAATCGCGCTAATTGATTGTAGGTTAGGTTTAGACTGTTAGCTAATGAGTTAAATTCGCGAACGCCGTTGTTTGTTGTTGTAAACAAAGCGGCGGCTGCAGCTGTTGCCGCAACAATAGCAGCTCTATATACCATCGCAGCACTAGCAGTTTGACTAAACCCTGTTGACGCAGCTTGAGTTGTCGCAATAGATGCGCCTTGAGTAGCAACTAATTGTTGATTCACATCCTCAAGCGACTTTTGGAGTTGAGTTACATCGGCGCGTAAACTTATAACGAGGTCATCAGTTGTTGCCATGAATTTTGTCTAACTCCTCGTTTAGTTCTTGGAACTCAGCCAATGTCATCGGTTTGCTGTAACTTTTGCCTGTGATTATTTCCATCTTATCTAAGTGCGTATCCCATAACGCCCAAAAATCAAACGGCGTTAATTGCCACGCATCACGCGGCTGTATTGATAAGTAAATGACAGCACTCGACCATAACTTGTGCCAAATGCTGCCCTTGCCTACTTTTTTTCGCCGTCCTCTGACACGGTTTTGATGTCGCTATCACTACCTGCTGTCAAAATATTACCTGCAAAAGTAGCAACCGCGATAGCATAATCGCTTAGTCGTTTTGACTTGAGCATACGCTTGTAAAACTCTTCATGTGTCCACCAATCAGGATAACGGCCAGTGGTCGGCACTGCACAGGCAAGCAATGCTTTGGTAATGTCGCCAACTTTTGGTTGTTGCATTTGAAAAATTAACTCATAGATAGGCTTACCTGTCGCCGTTTCTAATTTGTCCAAATTCTCAAAACTAGGTACTAGATTAAACTCTAACCCCTCGATGTCCAACAATACTAAACCACGCATATTAAGGCACCGCTGTATAAGTGATTGTACCCGCGCTTTCTAAGCTCATGCTGAAGTTTTCTTCTTTGTTGTATTCGCCGCTGCGCTCACAACTAGAGATTGCCCATAAGCCAGCCCACGCTTCGCCTGTGCCTGATTCAATCTTGCAGTAGATATGTGTATTGGCGTTAGCTGCAACCATGACATGGTCGGTAAATACTGCGTTATCAGAAACAACACCTGATACTTTGCAAGAATAGGCACGAACACCCGCACCCTCTAACAATTGACGCGCGCCGCTGCTGTCTTTGTCCGTTACATCTACCGTCTCATTGCTGATAGACAAAGAGTCTGTTTTACCACCACCGATTACCGCAAAAACATCGGGGCCAGTGCTTGTGCGTACTTTGATACGGAAGTCACTACCTTTATACTTAGCCATTATTCCACCTCACTGATTAACAAATTAAAACGCATCACGCCATGTCGGGTAATGCCGTCTGTATCAATAACCATGTCATGCCGTAAAAACTGACATAACACGCTTTGCCCACTATCTAAAGTCAAGTCTTGATTGTGCAATGCTGCATGGCATTTGTCCATCAAGCCGCGAATCTCTTTTGTTCCCTCGACACGACTACCGATGTGCAATGTAATAACAGCCTCTAAACCACTATCATCTTTGTTTGACCAATCTGCTGCACCACCGTCCTCTAACCAAATCTTCGGAAATGCTGTCTTATCGTCTAAAATCTCTTTAACTAAACCAACTAAGCCTGTTGTACCGTTTAGTTTTACCCATACAGCCTTGACGTAACTGTTAAACAAACTCATATCGGTGGCACTCCCTGCATATCGCGAATAGCTTGATTAACCGCGTTTTGTACAATAGCAATTGCGACTTGTTTCTTAGCTTGCAACCCTTTAAACATAAACGGACGCGGCTGCAATCCTCTGCTTAAATCGCCATATTCTAGCCGCTTGGCATAAGGTGCGATTGAATGAAGCGATAAAATACGCACTCTTAAATTTTGTAAGTCAGGCTCAATTTGAATAGAGCGCACCAAAAAACCTAAGTCTGTGGCAGGTGATTCATTCGGAGCGGATGCTGTATGTGTCCTGTTCGGATTGGTTTTGACGTACGTCTTGCCACCGCGTGGTGATGTTTGAATGTTACGTCTTACCTCAGTTGCTACCATCTCACCTGCAATAATGAGATTAGCCTCAAGCCTACGTTTTAAAGCTGCGTTTAATTGTGCTACTAATGACATTATGCAGCCTCCAAAACGAACCTTGAACCATCCTCTAGCAATAAGAATCCACCATCTTCTAACAGTATAAAATCGTTATCAACACGGCTTACGGTATCAGCACTTTCTAACGTGATTGAATACAGCCCATCTTTGTTATATTCGCCCGATGTCTCAAAAGCCGATAAAATAAAACCACCTGAATATATTTCGCCAGTGTTACTATTGATTTTTACATTAAGTATCTCGCCTGTATTGGCTGCATAACTGATTTTTTTATAGCTGTCTGCACTACTAATGCAGCCTTGAGCCTTAATACTTACTGACTGTATGCCACAATTCTCTAATAGTTCGCGCTGTAAATCGCCTTTGCTAGTCACATCAACCGTTTCATTATTTACTGTCATAGTGGTTGTACGCATCGCGGCTAATACCGTGAACACGCTGTCAATCTCAACCTCTAACAAAAACAATGCGCCTTTCATTGGGCTACTGCTCCCCATAACTCGGCTTTAATGTCGTAAAAGTCTAAATCATCTTTATTGCGGCTAACGCCCGTAATTCGGTAATACTCGTTACGATGTACAATGCGTAAATTATCGCTATCCCTTGTTGCAGGTACTGTGACAGCTTGGTTTTGTCTGATTGTAAATGTATAGCCTTGCGTGTGTTGGTTTTCACCGCGATAAAACCTTTCGCGCTCGCTCTGTGGTGTCGCTTTTGACCATACTGGCGTTAGTGTTGACCATGTGCTAGTAAAGCCGCCTTGACCATCGCTTGCTTTGGTGCATTGCTCAATCGTGATACGGTGCTTTAGCTCGCCAATGTTCATACGTTAAATACTCGGTATTGATTCAACACGCTCACAACATGGGCGGGCAAATCGTAAGAGCCGCGATTATAAAAACGGTATGTGACAAGGTCTTTTAGGGCTTGTGTAAGTGGTGCTAGGCTTGATAATGCTGTTGCCATTGTCCACTCAATCACGATTAACTCATCGTTTGAGTAGTCATAATTAAGGCGTAAACAGCCTGTTACTTCATTAAATAAATAATCTGTAATTGTATCGCCGTCAACAGTGACAACGACAGATTCAGCGGTAATTCTAGGTGAGTAAAAACGATTTTTAATTGTTTCAGCAATGTATTTTGTACGCCAAGCTTGAGGCCGTAACACGTTTTTAGTGTATGACTCTACCTCGCGTCTGCATGACGTAATCAAAGAGCTAATCAAGCTATCTTCATCACTGTTTTCAACTTTAGCCCAAGTCTTAACTTCGGCTGTCGTTATCGGTTCACTTCCCGATTCACTGATTAAAATAGACATGATTAGCCCTTTTTATGGTTAGTTAGCTTGGGTCAACTTTGCCTTGCAAGCGTAAACCAAACTTAACAAACGATGCGCC